GCGTCCGCGTTAGCAATGGCTTCTATCTTGGCTTCTTTCATAACGGCCTCTATCGCTGACCGCGAAAAACATCGGCATCGGCGGCCGACTCGAAAGCCACGTATCCACCATCGACCCTGATGATGTCGCACGCCCAGGGCGCGGCCTTCACAGCCTGCCGGCGGGTTCTCACGTCGAAGAATTCCTTGCGCATATCGTTCCCCTCACAGATCCCGCAGTTCATCGGTAACAACGCAGCTGGCCAGCACTTTCGCTTTCAGCGTGGGATCCGTGACCGCTTCGCCATCGCTGCCGACGACGCCCACTACAACGATGGGGCCGCTTTCGCGGATGCCGAAGTCCCCGTCATCAGCGTGGAACCAATACGTTGTCGATTCCTCGTCCCAATTCTGATCTTTCCTGAAGAAAGCGGGAGGCTCGTCGATCATGTAGGAATCCAGCGTGAACAACTTCGGATGCCCACTGACGCTGAATGACCGGGAGATTTCAAATTGTGCCGGCGCGCCGTCCAGCAACGCCTGCTCGACATCCTGCGCCCAGGCGCTTGTCGTTTCCGCCGGGATGTTGGCTTCGCCCAGGAACGTCTTGTGATGCGTGCGCAGACAATCGTTTATGTAATCGAGACCGTATTTATTGACCGTTTTCATATCCACTCCAGAACACAAAAAATAAGAATAAATTCATTTGCCACGTAATAATTTTACTACAAGTGGCGAAATAATTTCGCGTCAATTCTATTGTATTTTTTAATCACCACGACATCGCAATAGCCAAAAACTAAAACGCGACGCCCAGGGCCGCCCAGGCATCGCGTCGTAATCGATATCCAATACTCACTTATCGCACAGCGATAATCACAACTGACAGCCGGCCCGCCACGGTGGCGAACGCCTCGTACAATTTCCCCGGCAGCTTCAGGCCAGCGGCGCGCGCGCACGCCAGCAGATCTTCAAGGAAATCCGTCAAGCTCCCACCAAGACGCACGCCCGCCGCGTCACGCACTCGCACAAGAGACATCCGCTCGATTCGATACACGCCGTTGCCGCAATCGCAGACCTCGACCCGCACTGCCCGATAGTCGCTGGCTATCAATTCGTTCTCCGTGGTTGCAAAAATACATCGGAAGTGAGAAAATCGCACCATCTTCGCCGATTTTCTCACGACCATAGAACAGAATGTCGGCGCGACTCACAATGCCCGGACGGATCGAAAGAGTGAAAAACGGGGACAATCGACGAAAGACTCAATCACGCACGACGACAACGCGAAAAGCATCGACCGCGCTCGCTCCCGTTGCGCGTCGTCCGCTGAACGCCAAGCGCGAAGCTTTCGTCAACGAGTACCTGATCGACCGCAACGGAACCAAAGCTTACATGCGAGCAAATCCCGGCGTGAAGGAATCAACAGCGCGCACAAATGCTGCAAGATTGCTCGCAAATGCTAATGTGCAGCATGAAATAGCTGCTTTACTCGATAAAACAGCAGAAAATTTGGCGCTGACGCGAGAAATGTGTCTCGCACAGTATCAGCGCATCGCATTCAGCGATCCCCGCAAGCTTTTCGACGCCTACGGACAGATCAAGCCGATCCACGAACTTGACGACGAGACTGCGGCCGCCCTTCAGGGCATGGATCTGGACTATCAGCGCAACGAGACCGGCGAATTCACGCCGGTGCTGAAGGTCAAGATGGGCGACCGCAAGGCGGCCCTCGACTCGATCATGAAGGCCCAGGGCTGGAACTCAGCCGAAAAGCACGAAGTCACGGGCAAGGGCGGAAAGCCCATCGAGCATGCTGTGCGCGTCGTGCTGGTGCCGCCGAAGCAGCGCGCCGAAGTCATCACCCGGCAGCTGACGCTTGACGAGGACTGACGTGGCAGCGCGCCCCGCCTTCGCTGACGACAGTATCATCTGGCAGCCGGAGCCCAAGCAGTCTGAATTCCTTGCCTGCGACGACTTCGAGGTTCTGTACGGCGGGGCAGCTGGCGGCGGCAAGTCGGATGCGCTGCTGATCGACGCGCTTTGCTTGCAGCACGACGCCATCAACAACCCCAGGCACCGGGCCGTGCTTTTCCGGCGCAGCTTCCCCGAACTGCGAGACCTGATCGACAGATCGCGCGAAATCTACCCGGCCATCGTCCCTGGTGCCGACTACAACCAGCAAGACAAGATCTGGACGTTCCCGAGCGGCGCAAAGATCGAATTCGGCTATCTCGGGCACGACAACGACCGCTTCAAGTATCGCGGGCGCGCTTGGAACTACGTCGGATTCGACGAACTGACGCTGTGGCCGACCAATGTCTGCTACCTGTACCTGTTCTCGCGCTGCCGCTCGACCGACAAGTCACTGCCCAGGTACATCCGCGCCGCCACGAACCCGGACGGACCCGGACAGAAATGGGTCATGGAGCGCTGGGGCATCGACGAGTCGGGCAAGGCCACGAACATCCCGGTCGACATTGTCGACGAGGAAATGGGCACCGTCACCACCGTTCGCCGGCGCTTCATCCCCGCGCGGCTGGTCGACAACAGCCACTTGGCCGGGACCGGCTACCGCGAAGCGCTGCTGCTGATGGAGCCCGACGAGCGCGAAGCGTTGCTCAAGGGCTTGTGGAAAGGCAACAAGGTCAAGGGCGCGTACTATCTGAACGAAATGGCGTACCTGCGCCAGAACGGCCGCATCCGCCGCGTGCCCTACACGCCGGGCGAGCCGGTCAATACCTTTTGGGACTTGGGCTGGAACGACACGACTGCACTCTGGTTCCACCAATACATCGCAGGCGAACACCGTTTCATCCACGCCTACGAGAATTCCGGCGAGGCGCTGGATCACTTCGCGACGTACTTGCAGAGCCGAGGCTACGTCTACGGCACGCACTTCCTGCCGCACGACGCCGAGAATACCAGCTTGCAGACCGGCAAGACGAACCGCCAGATCCTCGAAGCGCTGCTGCCCGGACATCGGTTCGATGTCGTCACGCGCATCACCGACCGCCTGATCGGCATCAACGAGACGCGCATGGCCCTGCGCGGCAACGTGTTCATCGATGAAATCGAGTGCGGCGACGGCATTGTCGCGCTGGACAACTACCGCAAGCGCTACGTCGAGAAGATCGACGCCTTCGCGGATGAGCCGGTTCACGACCGATATTCGAACTACGCCGACGCCCTGCGCCAGTGGGGCCAGGGCTTCGACCTTTCCACCATGCGCGGCGGCTCCAGCCGGCGGCGGCGCACCAACACGAGCGGCATGGCCGCGTAAGGGGAATCATGGAATTCGCTCTCGACCTGACAGTCTACCATCGTGTTCGGCAGCACGGCGACATCACCGCGTATCAAACGTGGTTCGGCCCCGAGCAGCGCCCGGCGCTGGTGCTGATCCCGACCTACCGCCAGCACCACGAAAAGACGACGCCTTGTGTCGTGCCGCTCGAAAACGCCTGGAAGTGGGACGAGACGGTAGGCGACCCGCAAGACTGCGCCCGGACATGCGTCCAGTTCGCCGCGCATCTTGGCCTCTCATACACGTCAACGCTGACCTGCATCCGCATCGCCTCGATCATCCGCGACACGCTTGGCGAACTCATCACCATTCCGCCACGGCCAGGGGCCGGCAGCATCATCGTTGCCGACGCCATCGTCACCGACAGCAACGGCCGCGAGCGTCACTTCGAGATCACCGACAATGTTTGACGACACTCAGCCGCGCGGCGGGTTCGACCTGCAGGACGCCACGGTCAAAAAGTACGAGTCGCCCATTCCAAAGGCTGACGCCCAGGAGCCCATCGTCAAGCGGTCCAAGCTTGACGGCGATGCGATGGTCGAAATGCACCGGCGCGTCATGGCCTACTACGTGCAAGAACTCGATCGGCAGGCCGAGAACCGATACGAAATGGGCCTGGACGAAGACTTCTACGACAACATTCAGTGGGACTATCAGGACGCGCAGACGCTTAAAGACCGAGGGCAGGTGCCGCTCGTCTACAACGTCATCGCGACCAGCGTGAATTGGGTGCTGGGCAGCGAGAAGCGCGGCCGCACGGATTTCAAGGTTCTGCCGCGTCGCAAGGAAGACGGCAAGCCGGCCGAGCGCAAGACCGCGCTCATGAAATACCTGTCGGATGTCAACCGCACGCCGTTTCACCGCTCGCGCGCGTTCGAGGACGAAGTGAAGGTCGGCATCGGCTGGCTGGAGGACGGCGTTCAGGACGATGTTGACGGCGAGCCCGTATACAGCCGCTACGAATCCTGGCGCAACATTCTGTGGGACAGCGCCGCGACCGAAATGGACCTGTCCGACGCGCGCTACATCTTCCGGGCGAAGTGGGTCGACCTGGACATTGCGCAGGCGATGTTCCCTGAGCGCAAGGCCATCCTGAACGAATGCGCCGTGCAATCGGATAACCGGCTGCTGATGGACGACGAACACGGCGACGAGCCCATGGATAGCATGGAAGTCGAGCGCGAGTATTCGGGATCCGCCACCATTTCCGCCAACGCCTACCAGCGTGAGCGCGTACGCCTGATCGAAGGCTGGATCCGCCGGCCGGTCATGGTCAAGCGCATGCGCGGCGGCGACTTTTCCGGCGACATATGGGACGGCGAGAACGAGGTTCACCGCGAGCAGCTGCAAAGCGGGCGCGCCGAAGTCGTGCAGAAGGTCATGATGCGCGTGCATGTGTGCGTCATGTGTACGAAAGGCATGCTGTGGTTCAGCGAGTCGCCGTACCGGCACAATCGCTTCCCGTTCACACCCTTGTGGGGATACCGGCGCGGGCGCGACGGGCTGCCGTACGGAATGATCCGTGGCTTGCGAGACATCCAGCAGGACATCAACAAGCGCGCTTCGAAGGCGCTCGCGATCCTGTCGTCGAACAAGGTCATCATGGACAAGGGCGCGGTCGACAACATCGACGAGTTTATCGACGAGGTTTCCAAGCCTAACGCCGTCATCGAGAAAAACCCCGGCAAGGCGCTCGAAATCAACGCCGAACGCGACCTTGCCGCCGCCCACGTCGAACTGATGGCCCGCTCGATCCAGATGATCCAGCAGCAGTCCGGCGTCACCGACGAGTCCATGGGCCGAACGACCAATGCGACATCCGGCGTTGCGATTGCCCGCCGGCAAGAGCAGGGCAGCATGGCGACCGCGAAATTCTTCGACAACCTGCGTTTCGCCGCCCAGCTGCAAGGCGAACTCGAACTCTCGCTCATCGAGCAGTATTTCAGCCAGCAGAAAGCGTTTCGCATCACCAACATGCGCGGCACGCCCGAGTACATCGTCATCAACGATGGACTGCCCGAGAACGACATCGTTCGCACCAAGGCCGATTTCATCATTTCCGAGGCCGACTGGCGCGCATCCGTGCGTCAGGCCCAGGTTGACGAATTGCTCGACCTGATTACCAAGCTCGCGCCCGTTGCGCCCCAGGCCGTTCTCGTCACGCTCGACCTGCTGGTCGAATCCATGGACCTGCCCATGCGCGACGAACTCGTGCGCCGCATCCGGCAACTGACCGGCCAGCGTGATCCGGACGCCGAAGAACCGACGCCCGAGGAAATCGCCCAGGCGCAGGAAATGGTTGAGCAGAAGGCGCTACAGAAGCGCGGCATGATGGCCGAGATTGTCAGCAAGGAAGCCGACGCCATCAAGAAGCAGGCCGACGCGCAGAAAGCCGGCGTCCAGGCCCAGCAAATCCTCGGTCAGATGGCCGGGCAGAACGTCGAGACGCAGAAAGCCGCGCTCGAAGCGGCGCTCGCCGCAATCAGCATGCCTCCGGCCGTGCCCGTGGCCGACACGATCCTGCACGAAGCCGGATTCAAGAGCCGAACGGAAATGGAAAGCGACAACGCGCTCGCCGCGCGCGCCGCCGAAGCCGAGCAACAGGCCGCCGAGGAACAAGCGGCGGCCCAGCAACGACTGCAACAGGAAGAACAGGCCGAGCAGCAGTCTGGCTTGTCCGCCCCTGGCGCAGCACCAACGCCCGAACAGCCGGGCATTCAACAGTAAGGAAATTGAACCATGAACAATCGAGATTCCAGCGTGCCGGCCGATGAGTCCAGCATTGAGAAATCGATCCAGGCCAAAGGGCTGACCGCGCCGCGCATCACGCCGGCCGACATCGACGCGCAGATTGCAAGCGAGCACTATTTCACGGCGCTGGATGGCGTGCTGGGCGCGTACAAGAACAACGACGATGTTCGCGTCGAGCATTATTATGCGCCCGATCAAGAAGTGCCGCGCAGCATCCAGGCGCTTGGTTGCCTGACCTTCTGCGTGCTGGTGCTGCGCAACGGCTTCACCGTCACCGGCGAGAGCGCATGCGCCAGCCCCGAGAACTTCGACCCCGAAATCGGCCGGCAGATCGCCAAGCGCAACGCCCGCGACAAGATATGGAGCCTGGAAGGCTACCAGCTTCGCACCCGGCTGCATGAGCAGGCCACCATCAACCAGTAACGGAGAACCACCATGGCTGACAAAGACTACACCGACGACGAACTCGACCAGCTGACCGACGAAGAACGCGAGGCGATCGAAAGCAACGACGACATCATCGATGACGGCGAGGACGACGACGCCGGCGACGACACGACCGTCAACGACGCCAAGACTGGCGAGGACGACGATAAGCCCGCTGGCAAGGAAGGCGACGACGAGGGCGGCGAAGGCGAGACGGACCCCGACAAGCAGGACAAGGAGGGCGAGGACGACGCTGCGAGCGCCGGTCGCGACGACGGCAAGCCGGTCGAGAGCGAGGAAGACGAGGCCAAGCCGGCGGCCAAGCCGCAGTACGCGCCGAGCCTGCGCTCCGAAGTGCCCGACGATTACGACGATCAGATCAAGGCGATCACCGATGAGCGGGCGGCCCTTCGCAAGCAGTACAACGAGGGCGACATCGACTTCGACGAGTATGACGCCAAGCGCGACGAACTCGACGAGAAGCGCCGCACGCTCGACCAGATCAAGATCAAGGGCGAGATTTCCGAGGAAATGCGCGTCGATCGCTGGCTGAACCGTGATGTCGCCGGATTCATGGCCGACCACCCGGAGTATAAAGAGGGCAGCGCGCTACACACGATGCTCGATCGGGAAGTGCGAATCCTGCAAGCCAAGGCGACAGGCGAGGGGCGCGACCCGTTCGACCCGGCCTTCCTCGATCAGGCGCACGCGAACATCCGCGAAAGCCTGGCCAAAGACCTCGGGCTGAAAGCGGACGACAAGCCAGCCGTCATCAAGTCGAAGGGTGCGACGCCACCGCCCAAGCGCACCGTGCCGCCCACGCTTGGCAACGTCCCGGCCGCCGAAATCGACGACCCGAACGGCGGCAAGTGGGCTTCGCTCGATCGGCTGATGGAATCCAACCCGGCCGCGTTCGAGGAACGGATGGAAAAAATGTCCGACGAAGAACGCAACGCCTACCTTGCGAGCCAGTAACCCTCAATGCTGAAGCTGGACCTTTCACCAGGGCAGAGCGTCAGGATCGGCAGCGATGTCGTCCTGACGCTCGAAAAGAAGACGGGGCAGGTTGCCAGACTGGCAATCGATGCCGACCGAAGCGTCCCTATCCGCCGCGTCGCCAACGGCGAGGAAAGGCCCGTGCATCGTCAGGTAGTGGGCATCACCGGCAACGCCTGATGGCGGATGGTGGAGGAATCGAACCCCAAGCGCTCAGCGCATCATCGGCTTTCAACACCGCGCCCGCAGCCATGTGGGCACACCACCCGGATGCTAAAAATCGATCGGCCCGCCTTTCTTTGAAATGCTATAGCCCACGCCGCTTTGATTTTCGAAGGCCCGATCATCGGTATTGATCCGCTGCTGTGTCGGGCTGCCCTGCAGAGGGATTTCGATATCAACATCCTTGGCGCGGATCTTGATCTTGCGCCCGTCAAACACGTCGCTGCCATCTTCAAACGTCAAACTCATTTCACTCTCCAGTAAAAGACAAGCCCCGCGCTTTATGCGGCCGGCTGCGAACGCAACGACGCGACGGAAGTAGACATGTCCTGATACGCCGTCATCGTGCCAACGGAATTCGCTGCGAAGTTGCGGGTGAATTGAGGGTTGATCCCATATTGAGCGCCGGTCTGAAACGCATCTTGGTTCGCGGCCAGGAACACGAACTTCCAGTTATGCTTTTCTGCGTGCTGGATCATCGCCTTGATTTGCTCAGCAGTGTATTCCTTGCTGGCGTTTTCACCGCCATCGGTGATGATCGTCACGATCACCAGATCGGCCCAGCCCTCATCATGGATGCGCTTGCCCTGGACATTCAGCGCGGAGCCTATCGCGTCGAGCAACGCCGTCGTCCCGCGCGGCTCAAGATTGAGCGGCGGCACTTCGCTCAGCGGTTTTGCTTCATATTGCGTCTCGATGCGATCGTCGAACATGATCTGCGTGACGCGCGCCTCGCCTTCCACCTTTTTCTGTTCCTCGATGAAGCTGGCAAATCCGCCGTTCGCGTCCTCGCGAATGCTTGCCATGCTTCCCGATCGGTCAGTCACTACGATGATTTCTGTTTTCACGGTCCTTTCCTTGCCTCGTAAATGGGGGTGTCGATGGTGGCCGGCGCTGATCCCCGGCATACACTCTCTCGTTCTGTTTCAGCGGGCCTAGTGGGTGCAGCCGCCGCAGTCCGCGCATCAGCCTGCGCATTCACCATCACGGCTGGCCCCAACTCCATCTCCCTCACAAGCGGCGCTTGATCGTCCGGCATAGGGCCATGCGTGATAGTCCTGGCCTTTCCAGACGCCAGGGCGGTCCCAGGTTCTCATCTGTGCGCCTGCTGTGACTAGCGCCTTCCGGAAAACCCCGCTCATTTGCAATCCTGGCCTTTTGCTTCGCCAGGGCGGAAGTGATGGAAGGTGGCTGCGAAAATTTTCCAGCTTTCGCCTTCGGCCTTTGCTATTACCTCCCGGAACGGCCAAGCGGGCGGCCAATTCCATCACATAGGCGGGCCGGGCTTGATTCCGGCTGACCCTTTCTGCGCGCGCTTTACCCGTCAATGCGTTGGGTATCTCTAACTCCGGGTCGCTCCGCTTATAAGCGCGTTTCCTTCAACGCCGCCGCCTATGTGATGGCCCTTCCCCCGATGCGAAGCATGCCAGTGAACTCAAAGGGGGAAGGGGTACTGCAAAAAAGATGGCACCCTAGTCGGCACCCCATCCTGATAACAGGTGTGTAAGGTCGGCGGCCTACCGGGATTTCGTCCGCCCCGTTCTCCAACTGTCCAGAGCCACCCGTACACGCTGGACGCGCGTCGTATGGTTCTCATCACCATCAAGAAGATGCACTCTTGCGTTCGCATATGGCAGCGTGTCATCAACAAACCAAAAGGACCACAGATTTTAAGCTACGCGGCCGCGCCAACCGACCGCCGCAAAAATGCACCTACTTCATGGTCCAGGGCTCTTACGCGGCCCCGGTTACGTCCATCGTTGCGTATGGCCTATGGACGGCCAAGGAGGGAACCCGACATTTGCCCCTGTCGGGCCGCGCGCAACTCGCGGTAAGGCGGGGTGAAGTCAGTACGATTCTACACCCTATTCGTCCGCCTGTGTCACTTGTGATGCAGCGGAACGATGCCCGCCTCTTTCGCGATCTTTTCGCGCAGTTCGCTCACCGCATCCTCGACGATCACATGCGGACGGACCAGTTCATACCACATGGAAAGCCGGCCATCGTGGATCCGATAGCGGAACTTCGCCTCGACGCGATAGTGAACGCCGTTCACGAAGACAGGCATGCCAAGGAAGATCGATTCCGGGATCTGCAAATTGCCCTTCGCCGCGCTGCCGTCGATCTGTTCCTCGTACGTGAACTGGTTTGCACCATTGGACAGGCGCAGGCCCGAGACGAAGTTGACCTTTTTCTTGGCTTGCAGCGTCGTGACGATTTCGAGCAGGCTCGCCGCTTCCGGCTCAATGATGTCGGGCAGGTTGCGCTCGATGAACAGCGAGAAAGCTTCCTGATTCATCGGCTCTCTGTCGTGCGATTCCCATTCCAGCCAGGACGGCGAGCATTCGCACTGGAAAGTGGCAGTGTCATCTTCCCAATCCGGCGCGCCCGCGCGCGAGCCGTTGAAGATCGCCTTGAATCGCGGAGGATTGACACCGTAGTAGAGGTCCGTGTTCTCCGTCTTTTGCCGGTTCACGAACGCGATGAAACTCTGTTCGTCGCCCAGCAACGCATTACGCTTGTTGCGCGCCGGCTTGTCCATCATGTACTGCAAGTTTGCGATTTCGTAGCCTTTCGGCACGATCACGAACGGCCGATTGTCGACAGTTCGCACGACGCCAAGCGCAGCACCGGCATGCAGGATGGCGTCAAAAGCGATGGGTTGATCCATTTCCTTTCCTTGAAAGTGTGAAGTGAATGCCGCGTCTTACTGCGCGCGACGAAGCGGGACGGGAGAGGGCGCGGGAACGCTCTTTATTTCCCCGGTTTCCTTGTCGATGGTCTTCAGGCCCTCGATTTCCATCTGACGCGGGTCGGTACGGGCAAGATTGCCGGATGGCATGACGAACATGATCGACGAGCCCTTTTGTTCCTTCGGCATCGTCACCTTGATTTCGTCTGTGATTTCGATGCGGCCAGGGCCGCCCGGCTTGATCTTCAGCGTCAGCGCGATCGAGCCGACACGCTGCGTGTTGTCCACGCGCCGCACCAGTTCATGCAGCTTTTCGCCCAATTCCTCGTCGAGCGTGCCGTAGCGCAACGCTTTCAAGGTCTCGCTGATGGAAAATTCCTGCTTACTTTCGTCCATTTCCTTTCCTTTGAAGTGTCGAACATGCGATCAGGCATGCTCGTCCTGCCATAAAAGCCTCCCCCTAACCCCAGCCGGATTAAAAGAAGGATCCTGCCACCCTTTCGGGAATCCCATGCCACGGCATCACACGTCCCCGTGGTCCCCAGGCTTGGGATTGCAGCCAGCCTGCCGTGCCGACGCTTTCGCTTTTCAGGGAATTGCACCCATCGGCCGGATCGCGCCGCGTGTCGGCGCTGTGTTTCGTTCCGAGCGGCCCATGCAGGCCCATTGCTGACGTGCGGAGTACGGTCGGCGGCAGCCGGAAATGACAAAACCCCATTAGCGGGCTGGCTCTTGGCGGAGCGGATGCTTGTGACCGTAGAGCACTTGCATCTGGACAGCCCCCTAATGGGGTCTTCGGCCTACGGATTTGCATCGGCAGCCATGCCGACAACTGAATAATACCACAAGATAAACGCCATGTGTTGCGTTTTTATCCTGGGTGGTGATAAAATCACACCAAATAGGACGCGCAGGATGTGCCTCCCCTGAATGTGAAATCAACTTTCATGGAGCATATCTATGCGAACCGTCGTTCCGTTTGGCGATCCCAAAGCCGTAAAGAAATGGGCAGCCAGCCTCTTTGTGGACGTGACGAAAACGTCCTACTTCGAGCGCAAATTCGTCGGCAAATCTGAAAACGCCGTCATCCAGCGCAAAACCGAACTCGAATCCGGCCCCGGCGATCGTATCAGCTACGATCTGTCCATGGAGTTGCGCGGCCGCCCGACCTACGGCGACAACCGCGTCAAGGGCAAGGAAGAAAACCTCAAGTTCTACACCGACGAAGTTGCCATCGACCAGCTGCGTCACGCTGTGTCGGCCGGCGGTCGCATGACGCGCAAGCGTGTCCCGCACGACATGCGCCAGACGGCGAAAACCCGCCTGTCCGAATACTGGTCGCGGTTCGTCGATGAAACGCTTTTCATCTACCTGTCCGGCGCGCGCGGCATCAACGAGGACTTCATCGAAGCCCTGAATTGGGCCGGCCACGCCAACAACACGATCCAGGCCCCCGACAGCCATCACATTCTGTACGGCGGCGACGCCACCAGCAAGTCGACCATCACCAGCGACGATGTGATGAGCCGCGCCGTCATCGAGCGCGCCGTGACCAAGGCCAAGATGCTGCACGCGACCGACCCCGACTCGGCCAGCATGCCCGCCGTCACGATCAACGGCGAGGGTCACTACGTCTGCGTCATGTCGCCGTTCCAAGAACACGCGATGCGCATGGACGACGAGAAGGGCTGGCTGGAAATCCAGAAGGCCGCCGCCGCCGCCGAAGGCAAGAACAACCCCATCTTCAAGGGTGGGCTGGGCATGATCAACAACTGCGTGCTGCACAGCCACGTATCGGTCATCCGGTTCAACGACTACGGCACCGGCACCAATCTGCCGGCCGCGCGCGCGCTGTTCATGGGCCGTCAGGCCGCTGTCATCGCCTACGGATCTGCCGGCGGACTTCGCTTCACCTGGAAAGAGGAAGTCGAAGACTACGGCAACGAGCCTGTCGTGGCGTCCGGAACCATTTTTGGCGTGAAGAAATCGCGCTTCAACAATCGGGACTTCGGTGTTGTCGCCATCGACACCTACGCCAAAGACCCCAACGCCGCGTAACAGGAGCATACCGACATGGCAATCATTCAAACCGAAATCGCCAAAGGTCTGAAGATGGTTCCCCAGGCGTTCACGTCTGGCGCTGTCATCACCTATCAGGCCGAACTCGTCATTCCGACCGGCACTTCTGTCACGACAAGCGATATCGTCGAACTGGCGGTTCTGCCCGCCTTTCATCGGGCGGTCGATGGCCTGATCATCCCGAGCGGCAATTACGATGGTGCCACGGCCGATATCGGCCTGATGAGCGGAGCCGTGGGCGATCCCAGCACCGATCGGACCAGCGGCGCTGAGATTTTCGACGATGTGGCCCTGACCGCGCTGGCGCGCATCACCAAGGGCGATGCCCTGGTGAAAGCGTCGACCGACAGTGATCGCTCGATCGGCGTCAAGTTCAGCAAGACCATCACCGGCGCGGGCCAGAAACTGATCCTGCAACTTCTGCTCACGCAGTAATGGAAACCGGCGGGCGGCTGCAATGCCCGCCAATTTTTCAAGGGCCGAGACATGGCGATCACCGCATACGAATTTGTCAGGACAAACGGACACGACCGCCTGAACGACCTCATCGCTGAAAAGATTTCCGGCGGCTATGAGCCGTTCGGCCCGCTCATCCTGTTCGACGGTGGCGATGTCGGTCAGGCTGTTATCGCCCAATCGCCGCCCGCGCCGACCGGATCTGTGATCACGGCGCAGCCGGACATCGCGGACATCGCCGATGCTCCCGACGAAACTGACTTCAACGGGCTGCTCGCCATGCTTCGATCCGCCGGCGTGTTGATCGAAACACCATAAAGGAGAAGGGAATGTTGATAGAAAGCCGCATCCGGCGCGCGAAAGGTACTCGCGTCACGCTCGATGGCACCGAATACCATTTCACGCCGAACAAAGACGGCGTGCATGTCGCGGACGTGAGCAACGCCGATCATATTGACCGCTTCCTGGCCGTGCCCG